GTTGGTTTCCTGATCTTCTAAATTCTCGCTGATCTGTCCGAAAAACATTTTGTGTTGATGGTCTAACATTGGTTTATGCAAACCGTCTTGCATCAATTTAATCAGTTTCATTATTGCGGGTAATCTTATCATACTCGAAGTATAAAACTTTTTTAGATCATCCGTACTTCTGGTAATTTCTTCTTGTTTAATCATTGTCGTATATTTTTTAGTTAAATTCATACAGCAAATATATAACTAATACTTATACAAAATACAAAAAACCTAATTATTTTTAAATTATCTTTATAAGTAATTATAGTTTTATATATAAATGTTGTAAATGTAAATGTTATAGATTAAAGTATTTATTAAAAATTATGCTATTTAACACAAAAAGACCCCACAATATCTAAATTATGAGGTCTAAAAATGGAAAGTAATATGAAAACTAACCCGACAATCTTAGGTTTTTACGCTCAGACTGTGTTACTTTTAAGTGAAAAAGATGTCGTAATCTTCGCCAATATCAAGCTCCTTTCTTAATTTATCTTTGTGATGTCTTATGTCGGCTTCATTGTTTACGGTTGCCGGGTAATCTTCTTTGTCGGATTTGCCCCCGTTTACGATTTCATAGTGTGTTATTTCTGGCATAGTTTTTATTTAGGATCGTATTCTACATGAATATGTGTTGAATGCACCACCACATCATAATCTTTGCCCAATACACCCCTTAATCGTATAGCTAATTTGTTGAGCATAAACATATCAATTTTGCCATCTTTGATAAAATAGAAAGTTCTAAAGTCTAAGGCTCTGCCAAAAGGGTGAAGGCTACCTAGACTGTGTATAAATTCATTGCCTTTAAAACATTCTGTACCGGCTGTTATAATAGCTTCATGTCCATAGGCTTTCCAGATAGCATCGACATTAGTGAGTACTTTACGCATTTCAATAGCAAGCCCTATTAGACTTACTGAAGCATCTTTACGTTTCATTACTTCTTTTTAGGAAGGTTATCGAAAATAGCATCTACTATCCCATAAATATCATTATGATATTCTTTAGGAATCTTGTTTTTTAACCGTTCGATAATTTGATTGTCTGCAATTCTTATAGCCGGACCGTCAAAAGTTTCCATCCATCCGTCAAATTCGCAAATATCATCAAGTTGTTTCTCCTGTTTTGGTGTCATTACACCCTTACGTTCTTCTGCCATAGCTTTAAATTTTTAGTGAATTGTAAAAGTAAACTATTTTTTTAATATATCATCTCTTTTTTTAAATAACTTTGTCACCTTTTTTCTTAGTTAATAATTTTTTAGTTTCACTTTGTAAGTCTTTATTTTCGGTTGTTAATTTATTCCCACCAGAAACTAAAAATGCTAAAGTAGAACTGTATCCGATTAATGAAACACCCCATGCGGGTAATCCTAAAGGAGTAAATGAAAGTATGCCAAGTCCTATTCCTAGCCCTAAAGCAATGTTTGTAGTAATCTTATTTCTTTTTTACTTTTAGATTTCCAGCGTCTAATAATTAATGATATTATTTCCAGTGTTTTATTCATCACCATATTTTTTGTGTTGTTTTGAAATCGTGTTCTATTACATAAGTGCCTCCGATATACGGATGTTGTAAAGTCTTTATCCCTTTTGGTTTTCATCTTTTACAATATTTATTAATAATAAAATCATATAACAACTTAGCGAAATAACCTATGGTAGCACCTATAAAGGCTAGTATGACAGTGTTAATTATTGCTTCCAAAGATGGAAATGTCGTTGATAGCATTGTGCCATTGAGTGTATCAAAACCCCTCTGATGACAAGCTGCCAATCGCTCCACCTGATACTGTCCAAACTGTATTTTTCATATCGCTAATATTAATTTGTTCTCTTGAGTACTTATAATTTTTATTTTAATAAATCTTTATATTCCTGTGTCAACTCAAAGCCCTCTGCTTTTACCACTTTTTCAATATCAGTAGCCTTTAAATCAAACCAAAATTCTTTGTATTGATAGAAAGTAATATCTTCTTTTACTGCTTCTTTTATATCGAAGCGAATTAGTATGCCTCCTTGTGTGTATTCAACTAATAAAGGGCTTCTAGTACTTTCGCTGTTTCTTAATTTGTATGCCATGGTTGTTTATGTTAGTGAGTAGTATTTATTTATTTTTCGTATGGTTGTTAAAAATGGTATTTCATCTTTGTATTTTTTAATTTGATCAATCAGCACATGGCTTCCGGTAAATATTACATGTTTTTTATTGTCTTTACTTATTTGTAGGGTTAAATAATCGCCTTCTTTTAATTTGCTTTCTTTTTTATTCGCATTCAGCGAAAAAACGCCAGCTTTGCCACTGTTATTCGCATTACTGCCGACTAGAACGACCTGCCAATCTAAATGTAACAACCCTAATTTCATTTTATCTTTTCTTATTTATACTCATTCTAAATTAAAAGCAAAGGCGACCGCCATAAGTCACATTGTCAGCCGACCAAGCGTAAGCCGCATCCAGCGAAAAAACGCCAGCCCTGCCACCGTGAGCCGCATCACCGCCGACCAGAACGACCCGCCAATAATTTCTACCAACTTCACTATATTGATAATAATAATCGCATATCTCTTCTGTTGCAGTTCCTCCTCCTGCACTAGGAATAAATCCTGTAACGTTTACGATATTGCCTATATAATCAGAAGCAGCCCCAATATAAGGTGCATCGCATAAGTGCTGCATATTAGTACTAACCTGGTCGGCAAAATATGTGGAATTATTAGTTACATATACAGGTTGTGCGGCTGCTGAGCCTGTCCAAGTGCCATCCCATGTAATACCATCAACCATTTTCCATACATTGCCAAATAGGTTTTCAATACCACGGTATGTCATGTAATCGGTTGCATAATTAACACCACCATTGCTTACAGAGTTAGTGCCGTTGCCGTCTCCTATACTTAAACCTGTTAATCCTATATAGCTGTCGGCAGTCCATCCGCCGCCACTTAATGCAGTACGTCCGCCTCCTATCATTGTTTGTGAATTAAAATCAGCATATTCAACTAAATATAAAAGTTGTACAGCACTATGTAGGTAATAATCTAACTGCCTAAATCCTGTACCTCTTTCGGCTGCCATTGCTCGATATTCGGTACGAGTTTCGTTTGTTTTAGCCCATGTTCCTGCTACAGAAGTCATTTTATCGCCACTTGCGTAAATACTGCTAGGTATGCTTGCTTTTGCACACATCGTACCTGTGCTTGCATCGTACATGCCGCCCTCAAATGCGCTCATATATCTATAGTCAACTTGCTGTCCATCTTTCCAAAAAGCTGGGTGTAATTCATAACCGGGTAGGTCGTATTTTGAGATATACCAGCTATTTGTTGTTGATACTAACGTGTGATTAAAATAGAATTTAGGCGTTTCAACCATCACTTGACCATCAGCACCGCCGAAATTTGCTGTACCTATATCATAAAGTTCACCTGAAACGAAAATATCACGTTCGAGAGATAGTGTGTTAAGATCGTCAACGGCTGTTATAATGCTATAAGTGTCATCTGTTGAGTTGTACACAAATTGCCCTGCTGCTATTCCATCGGTAACAAAGTCTGCTCCACTATCCACTAATTTATTAGCAGTAGTTGCATCGGTTGTGTCGGAAATTGTTACAGTTGTGCCATCTTTCATAATGGGGTTGGTGGCATCAATGTAATAATTAACTGTGCCATCATCTGCCAATAAGCAGCGTTTCATGTCGCTTTGAATTGGTAAATAATCATCGCCTGCGCTTACGCTTGTTGCTATGCCTACAAGTGAGCCGAGCCGTGTATATTCGTCATTTGCTGAATTCCATGTTACTCCTTGTGAGAGTTGAAGTTCGATTATTGCGGCTGTGTTGGTGTTTACATCGGTGCGTAATGCTGTAACTGAATCGTTTGTGTAATTATAAACAGCATCTGCATCGACTAAACTATCTGAGCCGTTTAAGATTGTTCCGCTTGTTACTATCGTAGCCGCTCCACCAATTGTTAATAGTCCATCGCTTGCTATTGTACTGGCTGTGAAATCTCCGTCAACATCAACGCCTCCGCTAAAATCTGTAAATACTAATTGGTCGCTCGTATTAATTGCCACATTTCCTAAATCGTTATCGCTTGCAATAAAATTAATTTGTCCGCTTATATTTGCTACATCGTTTCCCAATGTCATTGTATTTTGAACATCTAAAGTTCCAACGGTTGTTAATGCCCCTGCAATAGTTACATCGTCAGGTAATCCGATAGTAATAGTCTGCGAGCCTGCCGAAGTGTTAACCTCGTTTGCTGTTCCCGCAAGTGTAAAAAGTCTGCGAATCTAAATCAACCGCTCCCGTTCCTGCATCACCCGCAAAGTCTAAATCCTGTGCCGTTACCAAAGCATCCACATATGTTTTATTTGTTAAATGGTCGCCCGCTGTTGGTGTTGGATTTGAACTTACATAATCGTCAAATACATATCCTGCCGACTGTGTATTAGTCCAATTCCATGTCGCCAATGTCGGGTCTGCATTCGGTGTTAATGTAACTGTTAATGTTTCATCTGTATCACCACCTGCATCGCTATCGGCATCAGCCCACATATTAAAACTTGGTTGCAGATCATCAATACCTGTAGCACCCATGTTTAAATTACCACCTGTTGTTATTGATACAGGAGCCGTTGTTTCTCCTAATGGATAAAACCATAATCCTACATCAGCATCAAAAAATAATGTTCTTAGTAATGCGCCTGCAACTTGTTGGTAAATTGAAAAATCTATGTCCTCTGATCCACTTCCTACATCTGTTGCATTTACATTTATTGTTGCATTTATATCTAAGTCAGTTGCGTTTAAATCTTTAAGATTTATTATTGGTGTTGCGTTCTGAAATATTGGATTTGCCATCCATGTTTTGACACCGTAGGCGTTCTGTGCTGTTAAGGTGTTTACAAAATAACTCGTATCTCTACCCATAAAGGTTTCGGCATCGACCAAAGGTCTGTTCTGCGCCAATCCAAATAAAGGAATTAGCAATATAAATAAAATAAGTTTTTTCATAGTTTCTATTTATTTGGATTAGTAATTAATCTTTGGTTTACATCGACCGCTCCACCGCCCGCAGTATCGACCGTCATAATAATTTTTACATTATCATATACGGTATAACTGTCATCAAATGTAATTGTGGTATCTGTTGACATTACAGCACTCGCCATTTTCGGATATGGAGCATAGTTAACGCCTAAGTCCATACTTTGCCAAACTGTCAATGTAATATCCACCGCTCCGCCTGTTCCTGTGAACGTGAATTGAGTCCCCCATTTTGCCGAACTTTGTGGGTTTCTTAAATCAATTACCCATTCCGAAGTACCGTTTGAAATATCGTATTGTGGAATAGTCCTCAATATCATATTATCCTGTACTAAAGTTCCCTGCGCTGCAAGACCTATGCTTGCGAAAATTGCTAAAATTAAAATTATTTTTTCATTGTTTTATAAATTTACCATGTTGAAATTGCTACTCTTTTCCACTCGTTTGTCCCTACACAAACATATATATATCTTTGTCCGAATCTTATTTCTCCCCTTGTTCCCGCATCAGTTGAAAATAGAATACCTATCTGCAAATCGGATAACTTATATGCCTTTGCTATTATTGTGTCCGATACTTTTGTGTTTCCGTTTACCTCCAAAATTGCTGACGGGGTTGCAGTTCCAATTCCCACCGAATTGGTTAATGTTCGGGGATAAATATAGTTTCCTAAAGTGGTGAATGGAGTATTATTAATTTCTGTTCTTAATTCTGTTATCGAATCAGCTACATTTATGTCTTTTATAGTTAAATCTGTCCCGTCCCATCGTATCTCCGCTGTGTCAGTTCCCGTTATAAATAAATATTTAACTATCCCGTCCGTTTTTGTGGTCTGAATAATTCGCTGAACGGTGTCGCCTGGCCGACTATCCCGCATTGTATAAGTTTGTGAAAAACTATAAAAGAAATAGCAAAAATAATATTGTGATTATACGTTTCATATTTTAGTCATATTTTTAGACATCCCAGCTAGTTCCAGTATTTGTCCATGTTCCACTAATTTTTTCCTGTAAATAAATTGTATCTCCGCTCAAATAAACTCTTGCCGAGCCTGACCCTGTCGGATTCTCTGGGTCTGCATTTACCACCTCGCCAGTTAATCGCTCAACTAAAAACCCGCCCACTATTCGGGGGGCTAAAGCATCCGAGCGGTTGTACTCTGTTAAATCCTGTTGAACACAATAATTAATCGCCACACTCATTAACTCGTTGGCTTTAATCATTACGCTTTCTTTATATTTTGCTCTCTGGGTATCTGTAACTCCGTTTGCATCCTGTGATGTTAATTGAAATACTCCCCTGTTCGATAATTCAAATGCCAGTTCCTCAAATGCAACATATTTCACATAGTATGCCAAAGCGGGTTTAACAAATTCCATTAATCCCGAATAGTCACCAATGTTATTAATCAAATCCGTATATAAGTCATCCGTCAATGCGGGGCGTATGTATTTCCATTGCGCCACATTTACGTCAGATTTTTAATTCTGTCATTGTCAATATCCCTGTTAAATGCTATGTCGATTATGTCTGCTATTGTTGCTAACATTATTTCTTGAGTTGATAAATTAAAAATTTGTTGTGCGGGGTCTAACTTGTCAAATGACATTCCCCTTGATTCTCTCATTTCCCAAACTGTCATTAAATCGTTGTCGCTTATTTCCTCTGTCGGGGACTCGTTAATAAATTCGATTTCCCCGTATTTAAAGTCCCCCAGTAAGCCGTTCAGTACTTTTGTGTATTCAGCTTGCTTCGGGAGTATTGAACTCGATAGAGCCACTTTATATTCATCGTTTATTCTGTTGGTGTCAAAGCCTGTTGCGTCCTGATAGCCTGCCAAACTTCGATACCATGAATGAATCATAACCAATTGGTTGTTGGTAACGTCTTTTAAATTTACATAATTACCCTCAACCTCTTTACGAAAGTCGATTAACTCTGGTTTTATTCCTGTGTCCCCGTTATAATAACCAATTTTTAACTTGCCGTGATTTTCTGCTCCTGTGTCCTCTGCCTGTATTTTGTCGCTTAATTCTTTTGCTTCGGTGTCTGAAACATTTGGTATAAATAACATTCCACTTATTGCATGGCTGTTTTCTAAATCGGATTTGTTAGACTCGTCAACTAATCCACTTATAACCGCTGTTCTTAATCCAGCATACCAGGTAGGAATACCATTTATAAACTCGGGTTCGTATTGCTTTTTCCAAATTACAGACCGCATTAATCCGTCCTCCTCAACAAAGTTTGGGTATATGGGACGCTCTATAATATCGGGTGAATGAAGTGTTACATTTTTCCAAGTCGGGTGAAAAAATACCCTGTCTAAATCTTTTCCTATTCTGCCTTTTGTGGAGTCAACATGGTATAATTGTAAAAATGATTTTCGGCTGTCAGTTACTATGTCAATAAAAGTATTGCCTGTGCTAAATTCATCGTACATTAATCTACTGACAATTGTTTTTAAGTCGCTGCCCTCATTATTAATTGCACCTTCCAGACCGTCAATTCTCGACCCTGATGTGTACCTAACTTTTGAGTTTAACAACGCCCTGTGATTTGAAACAGTACGCCCCAATAATGAAAACATCTGCGGGGCTTGATTGTCTGCTCCAAAATTTAACCACTCGCCCGTAAAAGGTGTTATAACCTGCGGAGTAAGAAAATCAATAGCTTTATTTTGTATAATTATTTCTTTCATGTTACTAAAAAAGGGGGACATTCCACCCCCCTTTCCCTCCTTTTCTGAATTAACTAAAACACTCTATTTCTTTTTTCCTCGATGAATGGATGCTTCATGTCAAAAAGTAATTTCAACTCCTGCTGAGTTGCATTTTCCAATATAATCTTTTTTCGTTGATTAGGAAAATAAACAACTGTGTCTTTTGCTTTGCCACTCTTTACAATATATGTCATGAGTTCCAAGTTATTAATGCTGATGTTCCCGCTACTATTGCAGCGTTTGTTGTTGTGTCGAAAGGTACTGGGTCGTAACCCGTTTCGCCCTCTAAAGTGATTGTGTAAGCACTTGTATCCTCGTCAGATGGTTTTACCCCACTGTCAAAGTTGGTAGTGATTTTGTTCAGAGGTCGTTTGCCTAATTCTGTACCGTTCCACCCTACAAGCCAAGCCTGTGAATTGCCGTCCAATACAATTGCTACCGCTCCACAAGTCGCAGCGTTCACAAGTGATTGTTTTGCTGTTACAAGTGTTTTGGTCATCTTACTGAATTTTGATTCAATTTTGTTATTCTGGAAAAACGAACTTCCGCCCGCACCCTCCATTGTTAACTTAATAGAATCAATATCAGCATCAAATTCATGGAAAGTTGCCTCCGCTACGAATGTAATCGCTGCCACCTCCAATGCTGTTACTGTTACCGTTGCAACGCTCGCCACTTCCAGAAAAAACAGGTTTTGATTACCTGGAATATTTGTTGTGCAAGTCTTTGCATAGTTTGCTATTGCCATTTTATTTCTTTTTTATTGGTTTCTCAAATAGATGTTCATACCCTTTTGTTTTGCTCAACGCAAGTAAGGTTTTATAATCTGCTGTACTAAAATCTATCTCACCCTTAGTTGGGTGAAATAGTTTCATAGTCAAATTTTCTTTTTCAGTTTCATAATTTAATATGCTACAACTGTTAGTTCTGGTAACCAATAATCGCCTCCAACTGAAAGCTGAACTCTGGCTCTGTTTTCGTTCTCGTCTTTATTCCACCATAAGGCACTTTCTGCAAAGTTGCCTGCTGTGGATAAAATTGGCGCAATGTTTTCGGGTACTGTTAAAATTGCCCTGTGAGGATAACCGAAGTCGTAAGCGTCAATAGCTGCATCGATAGGCATTTCAACTATTGGAATACCATTAAATTTCAACTCGGTAACTCCGTTAATCAGTACGTTTCTTTGGCTTTCGCTTGTTCCCAAACTTGCTCCCGCTACTCCTAAAGTAGTTTCGTAATTCTCAATCATTGATTGAGTTGCCAATATAACTTTTCTTTGACGTGGTATTGCTTTCAATGCTTTGGGCTGTCCCGTTACCATTGAATTAAAAGCTGCCATTGCTTCATCTGATGCCAAAGCGGCTGCGTCTGTGTTTGGTGTGGTTGCTACTGAACCACCTGCAAGGTCACCAGTTACATTTGCACCAGTACCATCGTCAAAAGCTACACCAGCTACATTTGCTGTGAATACTAATGTTGTTGTTCCTGTTAATACTAATCCAGCGGCTAAATAAGCGGCTGCATTTGCTGCCACAAAAGCGGCTGTTGTATCTGCAATATCATTATCAAAAGTTGCTGTTTTAGATACTCCTTTAACTACAATTAAAGCTGTTCCAACTGTTCCCGTCAAAGTAATTGTGTTAACCTGTGCAACGGCTGCGTTATTCATTGCAACGTGCTTCACTTGGTCAACTGTTGGGCTTGTTGCCGCATTACCGATTAAAGAAGTCCATAACCCATCGACTGGATTAAAGCGAATATCAGCGTCATAGGCTGAACTTACAACCTTATTTGGAAATACGCCTGTTCCTTCTGCCTTTTCAACAATTTTATCGGTATTAGCCAAATAAAATACTTCCATAATTCCTTGAGCGATGCCCATTGAAAATACCAAGTATTCTGCTAATGATAAATATTGCTCGTCTGTTGGCTCAACAAGTGGATCAAGTCCTAAAAGTCCGAAAGGAATTTTAGCCATAAACTCACTTTTGAAAATGTCATTCTGAAACGCATTTTTCAGATCCTCAGTTTGGCGCTGAATTATACTTAAATAATCCTGTTTGCTCCAAGCCCTTTCAGACTTAAATTCGCCTACCGTAAATGCCTTTTGTTTTTTGGTTGAGGCTGTTCCGCCTTGAAAGCCGTCTGCGTATGCTGCAAGAGCATTGCCCGCACTTCCGAAAAATGTTAACTTAATGGAACTCGCTCCATCTGTATAAATAGGTTTCATTCCTGTTGGAAGATAACCAGTAAATTGAGGTCTTACAATTATATCAAGTGTTTCTGCACCTGTATAAGTCGAACCCGCTGTTGTCAATGTTGCCATAACTTATAATTTTTAAATTTTTGTATTTCGTCAATAACTGTTTTTGCGTTACTGGCGTGTTTCTTTTCTTTGTCTGTTAACTCTGTTTCAAGCAATGGAGGCTCACCGTTGTTTAGCTTCATCCCTTTTGCTTTCGATGCGTTGTATTCTGTTTCCATTGCATTAAATTTGGTTTGTAAGTCGGCTAAAACTTTTATAGAATCTTCAACCGCTGTTTCGTGATCCGCTTCTATTTTAGTTTTTTCTGTTTCCAATTCTGTTTGCTTAGTCTGTAAATCTTCAACAACTAATTTGTGTGCATCTTCAACCTCATTAACCGCTGTGGCGATTGCTTCAGTATGATCAATTAGTAAAGCCTTGTTAATTACCTCCAATTGTTCAGTTTGTAGGTATGTTCCCTTTTCTTCGTCAATTACCAAACCTTCGATTTCAAGTAATGAATTGACTTCTTTAAATTCTTTATTCATAACAATTTTTATTTTGTTTAATATATCCTGTTTTTCATCTGATGTTAAAATTTTTGCCTGCGCTGTGGGTTTGAAAGTATTATCTATAAATCCAAAAGACTTTGCCTCATCCGCATCAATCCATTTTTCCTCTTCCATTAATGAATGAATCTGTGATTTGCGTTTGCCTGTTTTGTTCTTATAAATGTTTACTATTCTGGAATCCCATACGTCCAATTCGTCGGCTGCTTCCCTTAACTCGTTGGCGTTACCCATTGTCATAGTCCAAGCGTTATGAACCAGAAATAAGGCGTTCTCCGACATTTCGACTTTGCTTGCTCCCATTGCTACAATTGTTCCGCTCGATGCCGTTGCCCCTATTATCTTTGCCGTTACGGGTGCATTGTGCATCTTTAATAAGTCGTGCATAGCTAAAGCGTGATCGACCGACCCGCCTAAACTCGAAACTATTAAATCAATGGGTTTTCCTATGGCTGCTTTAATATCAGCATTTAATGATTCCATTGTGTTACCCTCTTCAAACCAACTTTCGCCAATATCTCCGAATAATTCAATAGTTACTTTTTCAGTTTCATTTCTAATATTCATGCGTCAAATTTACAACACGAATTAGAGTTTTACAAATTGGGATTCCGTCTTTATAGTTGGTAAATTGGTTATAAGGCGCGTCGCTGTTGGTATAAACACAGGACAGTCAGTATCAAAATTAAGCGTCCTATCGTTGCTTTTAATGGCGTATCTATATAGTTTAGGGTAGTACGTTACCTCGTACCCTTTTTGCTCTGCTATGGCTGTTAATCGCTTAATAAATCCTTCCATATAGTACTGGGTGATAGAAACAATTTCTTTGCTATCTTTTCAATCGCTTTGGTAGAGTTCTTGGCTTTCCATACGTTTTTTTTAACGTAAGTCCTGCGCTCTGCTAATTTTGATTTGTTCATATATCCCCGTTTTGTTCAATTAATATAGCTTCATTTTGTGCCTGTAATGCCTCTACTGGGTCGTTAATTACTGCTTTGTCATTAATCCCATTGATTAATCTGTCCACCGATTCATCGGATAACTCTTGTGTGCGCTGCGATGCGTTGGCTACAAATCCGCCCGACTCGTATGTGTTTCCTTTTGCGTTCATTTCTAACAAATTACTTCGCCCCCAGTAATCAGCGGCTTTATTACTAAACATCACTTCTCCGCCCTCTGCCTCAAAACCACTTTGTCCTGCTATTGAAAAAGGTACTCCCCCGTTTGCATGGCTCGCCCCTTTAATTTCTCCACCATCTTCAAATTTAACGCCTGCTATCTTTGCGATATTAACTGCTCCCATTGCTCCAATAATGGCAGCAAGTGCAATTCCTAACCATGCGGGTTGTTCATCCAACGCTCCGATAATTCCTAATGATGTACCTATTATAGCTTTCCCAATTGCAGCTGCTTTATATGCTGCACTTTCCCTATCTGCTATTGCCATTGTCGCATCAAAAGTGGTTTCAGCAATAGTTAAAACATTCTTACCGACAAGTTCCTCAAGTTTCTGTCTTGCCGTACCCAGCTTCATTATTATAGCTTTCCGCTTTTCGGCATAATCCTTTTCACTTATTAGCCCGTCATTAAAATTTCTATTTAAGGCGTCCAGTTGTTTGTCTAATTCAACTTGTCTGTCGTCTGTCGTTTTGGCAAAAAGGTCAGCGGTAAATTGCTGTAATGCTGCTAATCTTTGGGACTCTGGGTCATCCGCAATAGTAGTAACTTCATCTTCAATTTCCTCATCTTCGCCAAGAGTAAAATCTTCTTTTATTGCTTGGTCATATTTGGCTTGTGCAATGGCTTCCTCTTTTTCCAATACCTGTTCCAAATATTCAAGATTTTGTTGCGCTATCTCTAATTTTAAATTATATTCCTTTTGGAGTTCATCATAATCCTTACGTCGAGTAACATCGCTTATATCCGCTAATATTTTAGCAGTTTTGGCAGCTTCATCTTCAATTGCTTTATTCGTTATTTTGGCTGCATCTATTTTCCTTTCATCTGCTATTATACCTGCCTCCTCAACAGCATCTAAACGTTCAACTGCCATTTGGTATATATCTCTTTCAAATTTATCTGAAGAATTTTCTTTATCCTTATTAAATGAAACCCAATTATATAAATCTATCTCATCTAATTTATTTAATTCATCAACTGTTTTCTTACGCTCTGTTATTCCTTTAGCCCCTAAATTAATCAATCCAACACTCCATAAAGATACATATTTATCAAAACCCGACACATATTCATCGGTTAAACTGTTCATAAAATTAGAAATCGTATCAAAAAATGTAGTAAAAAACCCATCACTTTCCCTAAATGTAAGTACAACACCATCCCATGCCGACCCCATGCGAGTCATTGCGTCAATCGTATTATCGGTCTTAGTTGCAACCATTTCATCCAATGCATCGTTTGCCCCCTCTATGGCATCCTTTAATGTTAATACGTCGTCTGCCCCCTCTAATAAAGTGTTAAATGCTGCAACGCTTCTCGTGTCTGTTAACTGTAATGTTTCATTAAGGCTAACTCCCTCGCCTTTTAACTTTGCTAAAGCGGGTATTAAATCCTCGATTGTGTTTACCGAACCACCTAATCTCTGGGCTAAAACTCCGTTGGAATCTGCTAAGTTTAATAATATATTTTTTAGTGCCGTACTCGCTTTTGAACTATCAAACCCTGCGTCTTTTAGTTTACCCATTAATGCAATTGTATCAGCAAGTGAAAACCCAAATGATGCAGCTACTGGACCGACTGTTGATAATACCGTTTCATAATCTGCAAATGATAACGCTGACTTAGTTGTAGCAATTGCTAAAGTTGCAACCGCATCCCCCGAATCCGCTGCTGATAATCCGTAAGCCTTTAGCGCAACCCCCGTTACTTTTGCCGCTGCTGATAGGTCTGCACCTGTGGCTTCCGCTAAATTTAATACTGCGTTGGTTTGTAGTTTAATTTCCTGCGTTGTAAACCCCAACTTTGCTAATTCGTTTTGCAATCCCGATACTTCAACTGCTGTAAATTTTGTCGTTTTACCGTATGCTATTGCCGATTCTGTTAAATCATTAATTTCATCCCGTGTTTTCCCTAATGTCGCTGCGAGTGTGGCATTCGCCTGACCAAATGCTGTTATTATACCAAATGAACTTTTTAAAACTGACACAAATGCTGTAACTCCTGCTGTTACTCCTAAACCCCCTAATAACGCTCCTGCTACACCTTTTAATGCTCCCGTATAATTACCCACATTACGCCCGCTTTTTCCTACCTGTGTATCAAGTTTCTTTAATGCTGCGTCCTGTTTCTTTATGGTTTTTAATAACTTTCCCCCGACTTTATCATTTGCCCTTTCTGCTGCACTTAGGTTTTTCCATTTTACTAAATTGGTTGACATGGCTGCGCTCACTTGTGTATAGCTACCTTTCAATGCCTGTATGCCTCGGATATTATCTTTAGTAACTTTAACCGCTTTTGTTTTTCATTCTTGAGCCTGATTTGTTCTTTTGTGAGGGCTGTTAACTTTTTGGTTTCCTGCTCTGTTAATCCGTTCTCGGTTTTCTGGGTTTTTATCAATTCATTTCGGGAGGCTGTAACCTTTTTTAACTCCTTTTCAATCTTATTCAGGGCCTGAACTTGTCCGTCAATCCCTTTTATTTCTAATGAAAAAGCTATCTTTTGTGCCATAATTTTATAATGTTGCGTTTTTGCGGGCTTTGATTAATTTAAGTGTACATTCTCCCGTCTGTAAATTGTAATTACTTATGCTTTCTATGTCATACCACCCTGCAAATTTTACATAGTCCAGATAAATAGGCGCACGTAAATCTTTATTCTCTACCAGAGTCAAAATATTGTTAATAACAATTATAGGCAAATACATTTTTACGGTCAAGTCGAATTGTTCGTTTAATTCTAAATTGGTTAACAAATAATCCTTTTGGTAATCTAAAAAGTCCATTGTTAAGTATGGCATATTACCACCCGAGCCACCTCCCCAAGTAATTGACGGCTCACTATTATTACTTATATATTTCAATATACGTAAATCAAAATCATATTCGGGTTCGTATTCATCTGTTAGTTTTATGTCTTTCCACATAACAGGGTAAGGAAATTTCCCCCCTGTGATTATCCTGTATGGATCACGTAATATTGTAGCCGCAAATACTCCGTTTCTTATTGTTTTTACTGCTATTTCATTCTGGTTCTCTGGCTCAAATCTGTAACTTTTATATTCATCCGATACGTTTTTATAGTCAACTAAATTTGCATCGTTAGTGTCGTCTTTCATTGCATACAGATACTCATAGATTTTGTTGGCTTTCATCTGGTATTCTCTGCTCGCATAACTCGAAAAGTCCTGACCTGTCGCTCCATGAAAATCTGTTGACTTTTCTATTATAACCGTCTTTGTGTTCTCGTTGGTTAAAAAGTATAAATTTAACATCTGCGCCACTCCCTTAATGAAGTCAATCCTTGTTATGTCTGGTAACATTTCGCTGCTTGTGTAAGCCCAATTTACGCCCCTGCGCCTATCTGGGACTATTTTAAAGTATGAAGTATCTTTGCTTATTGTACAATAGACATATTCTGTCCTTATTCCCGCTGTATTGGTCATCGCTGCTTGAATAATTGTAACTAAAACATGGACGGTTTCATTACCCGTAAATTGTTTTGTCTGTGATTCTAAATAATAATCAATTGCTGTATTTGAAAAAGTATGGGTTACCGCTCCTGTGGTTGCAATTACTCCCGATACTGAACCCACTATATCTATTTGAACTGTTGCCGTTGTAATTGAATTAGGGGTTTCGGAATACCATAATATCATATTCAGATTTACCTTAAACGTAATCGCCAATGGTGCTGCTACGCTTGCAACTACTGAATACCAATTGTTTGCTGTACTAAAATGTCCCCCGTTATCAAAGAATGGGTCATTTGTTACGTCATTAAAAGGTTGTACTTGATTATTTGCGCCTGCGAATAAAAGCAAATTAACGGATGCTGGAGGGGGTGAACTGGTGTCTACTATCGCCAAATTGTTTAAATCACTCGCCAACATTCCTGCCTCTGCCGAAAATTCTGTTATTGTGTTCTCGGTGTTGATATACACATTTTCCCGAACAGCATAAACAACG